GCGAAACAACTCATCAAAGGTAAAAGTATTGTATTTTGTTTACCTGGTCGAGGTGTATCATATATCTTCCTAAAGAATTTCGTATCACTCTGCTTTGAGTTGGTACAGAACGGAGCAAATATACAAATAGCACAAGACTATAGTTCTATGGTGAACTTTGCTAGATGCAAGGTTTTGGGTGCAAATGTTTTGAGAGGACCTGATCAATTACCTTGGGATGGTAAACTCAACTACGACTATCAACTATGGATTGATAGCGATATAGTGTTTACTAATGAGGCATTCTACAGAGTGCTTGCAATGCAGAAAGATATAGCAGGTGGTTGGTATGCTACAGAAGATGGTAGAACAACATCATGTGCACATTGGTTAGAAGAAGATGATTTCAAAGAAAATGGTGGTGTCATGAATCATGAGATGGTTGATGGTATTGTCAAGAGACGTAAACCATTCACTGTTGACTATTCTGGTTTTGGTTGGTTACTAATCAAAAAAGGTGTATTTGAAAATAAAGAGATCAAGTATCCTTGGTTTGCTCCACAGATGCAAGTCTTTGACTCAGGTGAGGTACAAGATATGTGTGGTGAAGATGTCTCTTTCTGTCTTGATGCAATCAAAGCAGGTTATGAAATATGGATAGATCCACAGTGTAGAGTTGGTCACGAGAAAACAAGAATCATATAGATACTTCCGATGATCAATATAACTGATATGGAATTGTATGACATATACATCAAAGGATCGCTAGAGTTCAAGTCAATCACAGAGGAAGAGATGGAGGATAAAGTGCAAGAATTGGCAGACGATTATTACAAGGAAGGGTTCCCACATCCAGAAGAAATAGAGGTCAGATACCTCGGTCATGAAGACGACCCTCAATAGAGGGTCTTTTTTTTGCTCTAAATAATGATAAATATACCCAGACTATAAAGATCTAGTGCCAGCACAGACTTTTTCAAAAGGATTCAAAGATATTTCTCTGTCTTTTAAAAAACATCCCGTAACGGATGATATTCTTGTGCTGAAAAATGAAGATGCTATAAAACGTTCTGTACAGAATCTAGTTCGCATACAGTTGGGAGAGGTGTTTTTCAATAACCTACTTGGAACTCGTATAAGTGGTTCTTTATTTGAACTCGCCAATTCTGATTATGTTGACCCTATTCAATCTGAGATTGAAACAACGATCAAGAACTTTGAACCTAGAGTAACTCTGACAGATGTAAAAGTTCTTACTACACCAGATGAAAACTCAATTGATGTATCTATATTTTATGATATTGTTGGACTAAATGCACTCAATCAATCAGTCAATTTTATTCTCGAACCAACTAGGTTATAATGGCACTGCAACAATTTACAAACCTAAACTTTGAAGATATAAAGTCTTCTATAAAGGATTATCTGAGAGAAAACTCTAGTTTCTCGGATATGGATTTTGAGGGATCTAACTTATCGGTTATAATAAACTTATTAGCGTATAATTCATATACAACAGCGTACAATAGCAACATGATAGTCAATGAGACCTTCATTGACAGTGCAACACTAAGAGAAAACGTGGTTTCTCTAGCAAGAAATATAGGTTACGTTCCTAGGTCTAAAACAGCAGCAAAAATGCTTGTAGACTACTCTATGACAGGGATAACAACCACTTCTACAACTGTTGTGCTTCAACCTGGTGTAATAGCAAATGGATCAGTATCAAATGTAAATTACATATTCTCAATACCCGAAAAAGTTACTGGCACTGCAAGTGAAGGAGAGGCAGTGGGAACTGTAGAGATTTATCAGGGTCAGTATCTTAAATCTTCTTTCATAATCAATGATTCTCAACCCAATCAAAGATTTATCATACCCAACAACGGTGTGGATACATCAACAATAAGGGTGAAGGTAAAAGAAAATAATGCAAGCACCACTGCCACTGAGTACAAACTTGTAGATAATATAGTGGGTGTTACATCTACATCAAACATCTATCTCATACAGGAAACCACTGATGAGAAGTATGAGGTGCTATTTGGTGATGGTATTTTTGGTGCTAAGTTAGATAATGGTAATGTAATTGATATTTCATACATCAAGACAGAGGGTAAAAATGGAAATGGTGTAAGTAGGGTAAGTTTTGCAGGTGTGATAGAGAATGAGGATGGTGCAACTGAGACAAACGTTGATACTACAGTTTCTCCTCAGTATCCTTCTGAAAATGGTGATGATATAGAAGACTTGCGTAGTGTTAGATATTATGCTCCTAGATTGTACTCATCACAGCATAGAGCTGTTACAGCGAGCGACTATGAGGCAATAGTACCATCTGTGCATTCTAACATAGAGTCAATAAGTGCATTCGGTGGCGAAGAATTGACACCACCCAAGTATGGTAGAGTTTATATCGCTGCTAAACCTAAAAATGGTTCTTTCTTATCTGAGTTTACAAAAAAACAAATATTGACATCACTTAAAAGTTACTCAGTGGCAGGTATAGTGCCAGAATTGATTGATTTGAAGTTCTTGTACGTAGAACTTGACTCTTATGTTTACTATAATACAAATTTTGTCGGTGATCCTGATAATCTAAAAACAAATATTGTATCATCTTTATCCAACTTTGCAAGTGGCACTGAGTTGAATAAATTTGGTGGTAGATTCAAGTATAGTAAAGTTCTTTCACTTATTGACGGTGTAAGTGATTCCATCACTTCTAATATCACCACAATAAGAATAAGAAGAAACTTAGTAGCACAATTGAACGTGTTCAGTCAGTATGAGATATGCTTTGACAATACATTTCATAGAAATGAGTCGTCTTATAATATCAAGTCAACTGGTTTCAATATATCAGGTGTATCTGGCACAGTTTACTTTTCTGATCAATATGTGTCAGGTGATACAGGAACTTTATTCTTATTCCAAATTGATTCAGACTCATCTATCAAGATACTATCTTCATCCTTTGGATCAGTAGATTACGCTAAAGGTGAGGTAATAATAGACACAGTGAATATAACTTCGACTGTGCAGTCCGACAATATTGTAGAAATTCAAGCGATACCTCAATCAAATGATGTATTGGCAAGAAAAGAGTTGTACTTACAGTTTGATGTATCTAACAGTAATTTTTATATGAGAGAGGATTCTATATCTACAGGTGCAAATACATCGGGCACAAGATATAATCCCCAGTCAAGTTACTCAAATGGTGCAAAGGTTAGAGGTGCTATGATCACAAGCACGTCAAGTGCCACAACTTTGGTTGGTTACGTGAATGGGCAACCTTACTATGGTGCATTTCACACCATGGCAAACGGAAATAAAATGACTGGTTCGGCACACACTGCAGATAGTGTGCTTATAACTAGCACACCAACAAGTGCGATAGATACTTCATCAACTCAAGTTTCATCGACATCAACCACATCATCATCATCAAGTTCAACATCATCCAGTAGTGGATACTAATGATCCAGACATCGCTTACAAAAGTCAAAGTACATGAGATAATTCAGAGTCAAGTACCTGAAGTTATTGATAACGAAAATCCTAGATTTGGAGAATTCCTAAAACAATATTATCTCTCCCAAGAATATCAGGGGGGATCAATTGATATATCTGATAATCTAGTAGAATATAAAAGTTTAGATTTCTTGAATACCGAGACTCTGACTGGATTTACCTCAGTATCTCAATATGCAAATAGAAGAGATACAACAATATATGTTGACTCTACTACAGGATGGCCAAGTCAATGGGGTCTTCTCAAAATCAATAATGAGATAATCACATATACTGGTATAGGTAGCACATCATTTACTGGATGTGTTAGAGGATTTAGTGGGATAGAAAATAATAGAAAAACAAATAGTCCTGAGTACCTTACTTTTACATCAACAGGTATAGGAACACATGGTGTAGATGATAGAGTTACTAATCTTAGTAATGTATTCTTGAATGAGTTTTTGAAAAAACTCAAGAAACAAATTTTACCTGGTTTTTCAGAAAGAAATTTATTCAATAAATTAGATCAAAGTAATTTTATAAGACAATCAAAAGATTTCTACAAATCTAAAGGAACAGAAGAAGCATTCAAGATATTATTTGGTGCTTTATATGGCGAGAAGGTTGATATGATTCAACCATCAAAGTATATTATAAAACCATCTGATGCAGATTATGTTGTAAATGATGTTTTGCTATGTGAGTTAGTTTCTGGTAATCCAATCAAAATATCTGGTCAAAGTTTAGTACAAGAAACTACACCACTTCAAACAAGTGGTTCTGTCACAAATGTAGAGAGAGCAGTGATAGGTGGTAGAGATTATTATAAAGTTGCTATTTCTAAAGGCACAACAATAGGTAAATTTCAACAAGTTGGTAAAACATTTATTACAGAGTCTGCTGGCATAGGTGCTAGTGTATTGAATGTAGACTCGACTATTGGTTTTGGTGCGACAGGAACAGTATCATTTGAAAATAAATCACTTGAGTATACTGGTAAAAATTACACACAGTTTACAGGTTTAGATGCACTCACTTCACCGTGTGGAATAGGATCTACAGTTAGATCAGGAATCATTGCTACATCATACGAAGATGGCAATCTTGACTCACCTGTAAGACTCAATATACTAGGAGTTCTCAATAAATTCGTAGGTTCGGCAATAAGTCAACAAGAAGACTCAGAAATTAATATTAGTCAATTAGGAAAACAAGAACTAGAGTTATTATATACTTCATGGATTTACAATAATGCCTCTTGCTACACTGTAGAGACATTTTTCTTACAAAGCACAAATAATTACATTCTGAAATTAGCGTCTGAGCATACACTTTATGTCGGTGATCAGATAGAGGTGATAGATCAGGATGACCCCGATAGTGTATTGCTTGGTAGTATAACTTTTGTTTTTGAACAAGATAATCCATCTGGATCTATATCAGTAAACGTTCCAGCACTGGATTTCACTAAGAAATATAAGATAAGAAGAAAACTAAAACTGCAAGGAGATAATACAGCTGACGTACAAAACACATATAATAATAATATATCTGCGTATGTTACATCTAATAGTTTACCTCATTGGACTATAGACCCACAGAAGAGAGTAAGATCATTTAGTAATTCTGGCATATCAACTACACAAGTAGAGATAAGTGTATCTGATCATAATTTACATGACGGAGATCTTGTAGTATACTCATCATCTGGCATAGGCACACTCACTAATTTAAACGAAGGTGAGGCATACTTTGTAAAGAAAGTAGATGATAATACTGTTAAACTTGCATATACAGGAGAGAACGTAAGGAGAGGTCAATTCCTTACTGCATTTACTGGTGTTGATATACAAGGAAGCACTTCACACACCCTTACCCCATTCTCTGTTTTTGGATATGAATTAGGGGCACAGAAAATACTCAGAAGATTTGATACTCCTACTTTTGCTGACAATAAAGTAGAGACTGTTCAAGGTGGTGTTGGATTATTTGTAAATGGTGTAGAGGCATATTCTTACAAGTCGTCCGATTTAGTATACTATGGTTCTTTACAATCTGTAGAAGTATTGAACAGTGGATCTGATTATGATGTAATAAACCCACCTAGTCTTTCAATTATACAGAGTGGACACACTGGTGCTGGTGCTTCTGTAATAGCACAGGTAGAAGGTACACTACAGGAGATACTGGTTGATACGGAGGGTTTAGATTATGAAGAAACACCTTCAGTAAAAATTCTTGGTGGTAATAATACAACAGCCATAGCAAAAGCAAAGATGAAGTTTGTACATCAGACTGTAGAGTTTGATGCTACCTCAACTGGTGGAGTAGTAAACACTGCAACTGATAGACTTGTATTCCCTGCTCCACATGGATTCACAGATGCAGAAGAAGTAATATACGATGCCAATGGTAGTAGCACTATAGGTATTGGTGTAACACCAGGTACACTGATTGATACTGCACCTTATTTTGTCGTAAAGTTAGATGATTTCCAAATACACCTATCAGAATCAAGAACTAAAGCACTTGCTGGTATTGGTACAATACCTTTTACAACTAATGGTGGTGGATTACAAAAATTCAAAACTACTGCTAGAAGACAGAAGGTAGATAAGGTTCTTGTAGAGAACACAGGTCTTTTTAAGAATAGACAAGTCCAAACAAACACAGGGATAAACACATTTACAAATACTGTAAATATAAATGCACATGGATTTCAAGATGCTGAGAAAATCAAGTATACGTCGAACGTTAGTGCTGTTGGCGGTCTTACAAACAACTCTGAATATTTTGTTGATAGGATTGATGATAACAACTTTAGGTTATGTGAGGTAGTTGATCTCTCTGCTTTTGTAGAACTTAAGAATGATGGATTAGGAACTCATGTATTTCAAGATCCTCCAATATCAATAGATATTAGTGGTAGACAAGGAATTACAACAAGTAATGCAACCGCTACTCCAATTATAAGAGGTAAGGTAATTGCTGTACATGTTAGCGAAAAGGGTAGTGAATATGGATCTACAGTTATCAATGATAACTATAAACCTACCATTGAAGCAAAGGTAGGTAAAAACGCTTTCTTACAACCATTCATTGTAAATGGTGGAATAGATCAGATAATTATTAAACATGGTGGAGAAAACTTTTTTAGTACTCCTGATGTTATAATCAGTGGAGATGGAGTTGGATGTAAGGCAAAAGCAAATTTAACTAATGGTACTATAACCAGTATTGATATTATAGACAAAGGTGCTGGTTACACACAAGCACTCACATCAACTTCAGTCAAAACACCTGGTGATGGGGTTATATTATCTGGCGTAATAAAATCTTGGAGAATCAATCAAGTAGAAAGATTTGCTAAGTTTGGTGATGTGAAGGACGATGATGGATTCCTAGAAACTCCAAGAGTTGCAGAACTAGGTAACCCATATGTAAATTACTATGTCCCCAGAAACCTTAGAAATTTCTTAGGTGATTTAGGACAAGACCACTCACCAATTATAGGTTGGGCTTATGATGGAAACCCAATTTATGGTCCTTATGCTGTGGTAGATGGTAGTAAGAAGTATATTGAGTCCAGTTATCGTAAGTTAGCAAGTCAAAGAGTTGATGGACCTGATATTAGCATCTATCCAGCTGGTTTCTTTGTGGAAGACTTTACATATGTTGAGGGAACTGGAGATCTTGATGAACACAATGGTAGATTCGCTGCCACACC